AGTTCACTAAGAGTTAGGTTTTGAGCTTCATCAACTATAACAAAACTGTTACGAAACGTTAGTCCTCTTAAGAAATTCACAGGTATACAACGTATTACATTAGTACTTATAAGATTCTTTATAACCGCTGGAGAAACTAATTCTTCTAGTTTATCATTCAAAGGCATTGCCCATGGAGCAAACTTTTCATCTATCTCACCAGGTAAAGAACCAATACTTTTATTAGCACTCTCTACAACACTTCTTACATAAACTATATTTTCTATCATTCTTTTAGATACTAGTTTTAATGCTGCTAGTACAGCTAAATAAGTTTTGGCTGTACCTGCAGGGCCATCAACTATAGCAACGTGAGAGTTGTCAGATTGTATAGCTTCTAAAAACTGATTTTGAACATCTTTAAACTGATATTTGTTTGTTACATCAAAATCATATTCCCATTTTTTGGTTTTTAATGATTTTTCTAAATCTTCTATTTCTTTATATTTCGGCTCGTCGTTTTTCTTTCCTTTACGGAATTTTTTATTTGACATTGTTAATATTTATCTTATAATACGGAATGGACAAGACTTTATTTTTATCAGACGATTTTGTTTTTTATACCTTAGAGGGTGAAGGGGAATATATTGGATATCCTTCAGTTTTTATGAGACTGTCGATGTGCAATCTTACCTGTATCGGATTCAAGAGTGAGGATGCACCGTTTGGATGCGATAGTTATATTAGTTGGTCTAAGAAAAATAAAATGACTTTCGAAGAGATAGCTCAATATTTTGAAAAAAATAATTTTCATGAAAAACTTAAGCAAGGGGCTATTCTCAAACTTACAGGAGGAGAACCTTTTATTCAACAAAAAAATCTTTTAGAGTTTGTAAACTTTATTCATAAACGTTGGGGGTTTAGTGATTACGATCAAGTTGTTTCGAAAGAAGAAGTGGATAAACCTGATCTTAACATCGATTTTGAAACCAACGGTACAATTATGCCAGATGAAAGATGGTTTAATAATGGTAAATGGTTTTGTACCTTTACAACATCACCAAAACTTTCAAATAATGGTGATCCAGAAGATAAACGGTTTAAAATTGATGTGATTAAATATCTTATTAATGCTAACGCTTGCTTTAAATTTGTTGCAAAAAAAGAATCAGATTTAGATGAGGTATTTACTAAGTTTATTAATAATCCTGATGTTAATCTCCCACGCGACCGTGTTTGGATTATGCCTATGTGCGGTTCTCGTAAAGAGCTTATTGATATCGCGCCAGAAGTAGCTGAGATTTGCAAGAAACATGGTTTTAAATTCTCTAATCGTATGCATTTGCAGGTATGGGATAAAGCTTTGAAAGTTTAAATAACTATATGAAGCTAACCTTATTTTTAACGTTTTTAATACAGTTAAAAATCTATCACTGGCAAACATTTTCATACTCTCAACATAAAGCATTAGGTAAGTCGTATGAAAATTTAGATAACCTATTTGATAAATTTATTGAAGTTTATTACGGTAAATATGGTAAAGGCGATTACAGTATAGTTTATAATGTAAACGCTCTTTCGTATAAAGAAACTGATATTAAAAAAGAGCTTGGTAATAGAAAAAGAGAGTTACTATCGTATCTAAGAAACGATTTACTTCAAGGTAGTGATTCAGATTTGCTTAATATTGTTGATGAGATTGAAAGTGAAGTCAATCATTTACAGTATCTCTTAGACTTAAGTTAAATTTAATTCTTTAAGTTTAGATTTAATTTTACCTTTAAGTTCAGGCATATCTTGAATCCATTCTTGAATATGAGGAGCTAATTCATTCTTAAATTTATCTTCACCGTTTTTAGATTTAAACTCTTCAATACTACCTACTAACCTATCTGATAATTCTTTTTCTTCTATTTTATCCATGTAGGTTCGACGCCATTTAACTCCTATACCAGTAAGTACTGCTATTAATAGCACAGATCCAGCTAATATTATCATCCAAGGTTCAAGAAAAGCTATAAAAATACTTAAAGTAAAAGCCCCGGCAGCCGCACCACCTAATATTAAGCTTCTAGTTGCGTAAGCTGCAATAGAAGCTCCTACTCCTAACCCTACAAAAATACGGATAAGATATTTTATAAGTTCTGCTTTTTTTGCTTCATCTTCTGCTTTACGAGCTTGTTCAGAAGCTTCAATTTCAGCAGTTTTTCTTCTTGCTGTTTCTAGTTCTAATTCTGCATTGACTTTAGCTTTTTCTATATTTTTTAATTCGTTTTGTTTTAATTTTATTTCATTCTGAATACCAATAATAATCTGTTTATCTTTTTCAGCTTGAGCTAAAGCTTCATTATATTTTTTTTGCAAATCATTTAATGAGGTAATTTTTTCATCTAACTCTTTTTTAAGTTCATTATTTATTTTTAAAATTTCTTCATTGGGTAAACTAGGCAATCTGCTAACTAGTTCTTTGGATTTAAAGTTTATAAGACTATCTGGTCTAGATCTTAAATCGACCGTTTTTAATTCACTTAATTGATATATACCAAAAGCTAAACCTGATGCTTTTTGTAAATTAGCCATTTCTTTTTGTTCTTTTTCTTTTTGCTTATCTAAAATATCTCTTATTTCTTTTTGATACTTTGTATCATATTCTTTTTGAATATTTATTTTTTCAGCATCCCAATCTTTTTTAGGCCCAAAAGTAACATACTTATTAAATAATTGGCAGCCACTTAATAGAAAACATAAAACTATCAATACAATAAATCTCATTAAGATATTTATAAATAATAAGATATATGAACAAAGACGCATCTTCAATTTTTGAAACTTACAAAACCACATCTGCAAAAAAAGAAATAGTTGAAGAAGGTATGTTTGATGTGTTGAAAGCTAGAGGTTCTCAAGCTTTTGGTGGTGCTAAAGGCCTAGGGCAGCAAGCATTAGGTGGTACTCAAAAATTAGCTGGTAAAGCCATGAGTAAGATCGGTAAAAAATTAGGTAGTTCAAGCGCTGAGACTGTTGGTAGAGAAGTTGAAAGAGCAGGTCAAAGAAAAATAACAGCTGGAGGAATGGCAAGTGAAATAGGTAAGTATAAAACCTATTTAAACAGTTCAGTCGACACTTTAATAAAAGATTTAAAAGGTCTTGATATGAAAATTAAAGATGAAAATGTATTAAGACGAGCTTTAACTGATACTATTATTCAGAACTTACAACACGTTACTCCTAGAGGTCAGTTTAGATCAAAAAGCGGTGCAGTAGGCGGTAGAGTAACTTGATTTAAATACCGCATTAAATAAATCTTTTAATGCGTATAGCTATATCTGGAACAGCCAATCAAGGTAAAACTACATTAATTTCAGACTTTCTTCAGAATTGGCCAAATTATAAAACTGAAAGCAAGACTTATAGAGAACTTTTAAAAGAGCAAAAATTACCGCATAGTAAAAAAGCGACAAAAGATAGTCAGTGGAAGATTCTAAACCTAATGGTAGATGAGCTTCAAAAATATAAGAAGGGTGATAAAATTCTTTTTGATAGGTGCCCTTTGGATAATCTCGTATATTCATTATGGTGTTGTGATAAAAAGACTGGTAAAATAGACGAAAAATTCATTACTAAATGTATACCTATCGTTAAAGAAAGTTTAAAAAATTTAGATATAATTTTCTTTCTACCAATAACTAAAGTAGCTCCTGTAACTTTACAAGAAAATGGTGTAAGAGAAATAGATGAAGTATATGTAAAAGAAATTGATGCTATTTTTAAAAGCATGAATATTCAATATAGGCATAATCTTGGAAGAACACCATTTTTTCCCGCAGATGATTGCCCTGCTATAATTGAAGTATTTGGTAATCCTGTCGAACGTATTCAAATGATTAAGTGGTATTTAGATGCAGAGGGGGATTTAATTGGAGGTGACGTAAGTTCACCTGACAATCTTTTTAACCCAGAAAATCTTGACGAAATGGCAAAACTAATAGAATCTCAAAAGAAACTACAAAGTCAAGAAATAGCGTTAGCTGGAGAATTAGCAAAAATTAAAGACTTTGTAAAGAAAACGGGTACCAAATTTTAAGCAACTCTTTGCCAGGTATAAAGTCCATATACAGGTGGTATATTATTATGAAAATCACCTGCGGAGTCATTACTTAATGTTGTGTATTGGGTAGAATCATCTAATCTCATAGCTGGTGAATTTTGTGGACCGTTTTGATAACTATTCAAACCTACATTTGATGTTTGATTTAAACGTATTGAAAATGTATGTGTATGGGCAGCCAATTCTTCTTGAGATAATTTATGTGAATACTCACCCACAGATGTATCAGGTCCTTGATCAAACGTAAATATGTCTCCATTTTTATCACCAGAACTATACGAACCACCATTATTTGTAGTAATACCAGTACCTGCAATAAAATAACCTCCTGATAGTAATTGCCATTTTGTACCCGTAAAAAAAGTTGATGGATTTACCGGGTTAGTGGTCTGTTTAATACTACCAACAGGATATAAATTATTAGCTAGTAAATTAAATGAGTTACTTACAGTAGTAGAAATTAAACTTTCAAGTAGATCTACCTGATCATACAAATAAGCAGATAAGTTATAAACAGATGATGAGAGTTCGATTATATTAGTAGAATTAGTAGATATTGTAGGGGAAAAACTTACATTATCTAAACCGAATAAAAGGTCTTTAAAGAAAATTTTATATGTAACCCCATTAATTTGAGATATAAAATAATCTTCGTTGGTAACTTCAAAAGCCTCTGGTAATTTATTGATTCCTATTTTCATTTTAACTTACCCGCTTCCAAACATATACCCCGTAAAATGGTGGAATGTTATTATGAAATGTACTATTACCAGCAGGATCTGTGTTATAGTTTGTAGCTGTATCTAATCTCATCCCAGGTGATGCTTGAGGACCATTTTGGTATGAATTAACATTAGCATTTGAACTGGTTGATACGTTTAATCTTATAGAAAATGTGTGAGAATGAGGAGGTAACTCAGATACTATAAGTTTATGTCTATATTCCCCAGCATTATAATTACCAGCTGCATTCTCTGGCCCTACTGTAAACCCGTTACCGTTTTTATCTACACCAGCTCCGACCCCAGCTAAAAATAGCCCCTGGGATACTTGCTCCCATGTAGTGTTAGATATTAAAGTTGTAGGATTTGTATTTGTTGTTGTATACATTACACTACCTATAGGGTAGAGAATATTTACAAAAGATGCTGTAGCTGATTGCACTGTAGTGTTTAATAAACTTGTTAAGTTGTCAACTTCTTGATAAACTTGACCTGATAGCGATATAACATCAGATGAAAGAGTAGCTATATCTGTTGATTGGGTTGATAGAGTTGAAGCAAAGGTAACATTTTCGAGACCGAAAATAATATTTTTAAAATCTATTTTTTTGGTTAAATTTACATCTTCTATAACAAAAAAATCACCAGATTTTACCTCATTGGCTTCAGGTAATTCAGCAAAACTTACCGTGGAGTTAGTTGACATATATCAATTATTTATTATAATATGTTATGGCTAAAATAGGTGTAGGTATAGTGACTTGTAATAGACTAGATTACTTACGCAATCTATTGAATTCAATACCGAACGAAAAGGTGGATGAATTAGTAGTTATCAATGATGGCAACCCTATTAACGATTTTGTTGAGAAAGAATTTAGTTACGGTTATTGGATTGACAATCCTATAAATTTAGGTGTTGGTAAATCTAAAAATAAAGCATTAAAGCATTTAGTTAGTTTAAACTGTGATTATATTTTTTTAATTGAAGATGATATGGTTATTAAGGATCCTGCTGTTTTTGACAAATATATAGAGGCATATAAACTATCAGGTATACATCATTTTAATTATGGTCCAGGATCTCCATTTAATCGTAAACAGACTATACAAGATTTTGATCTACATAACAGACATCTATTAGACCAACATAGTGAACCAAACCCTAGACTTGTTATACAGTATAGTAAAGATGTTAAAATAGCATTATATCAACATACAGTTGCAATGTTTTCATTTTTTACAAAAGAGGTTTTAGAAAAAGTTGGGTATATAGATGAAGATTTTTATAATGCTTGGGAACATGTAGACCATACGTATAGAATAATTAAAGCAGGGTATCACCCACCTTTTTGGTGGTTTGCTGATATAGCAAATAGTACTGATTTACTTACAGAGGCCCCTGGAGCTATTGATAACTCATCTATAGCTAATAAATCTGAACAGTGGGCTAAAAACGTGTATGGTGGGAGAGAAATTTATCTTAAAAAACATGGTCATTACCCCAACCAACCACCATTTGTTGCTAAAGAAAAAGTTATAGAAATTATCAAAAACTTAAAAAATGAACATTCTCTATCTAATACTAACAACTAAACACCAACCAGATAGACAACATAACCAGTTACAAACATGGTTAAAAGGTGAAAAGTATCTTTATGTTTCTGATATTAATGAAGAACATACAAAACAATTTTCTACCAATGATACATACTCAAGTAATGAAGAAAAACAGATTAATTCAATAAACTATGTTATTATAAACCACAAAGTATTAGATTATGACTGGTATTGTTTTTGTGATAATGATACATTTATTTTTACAAACAATGTAAAAAAAGCTTTAAAAAATTGCGATCCAAATAAAGTACATGGTAAACTTTTTAACAAAAAAACAGACCCTGAAAATCCTATTTTCAATAGATATGGGGAAAACTTTAATTATTGTTCAGGCGGTGCAGGTTATTTTATTTCTAGAGAATTAATAAGTAAACTACCTATACTGCAAAACTACAATGCAGGTTTTGGTGATGTATCTTTTGGTTTAAATGGTAGAGATTTAAAATTTGAATTTTGTAATTTAGAAGGTTGCAACCCTGATCATTTCGGCCATGATAAGTATAAAAATAACAAACATGAAAATCAAATTTCATATCATTATGTGAAACGATTGGAAGATTTTATATACTTATATCAGTTAAAAAATACAAAAAACGTAATTTCATTTAGTTTGTGGGGTGATAAAGAAAAATATAGATTCGGTGCTTTTGAAAATATAAAATTAGCAAAAGAAGTATACCCAGAGTGGAAATTAAGATTTTATATAAATGAAGATATTCAATTAAATTTCGCAAAACGTTTATATGATGAAGGAGCGGAAGTGTTTAAAACTAAAAAAGGATTAGGGGCGTTTGAAGGCATGTATTGGAGATTTTGGGTTAATGATGATTTAAGTGTTAAAAAATATTGTATAAGAGATGCAGATTCGAGATTAAATTGGAGAGAAAGAGCCGCTGTAGATGAATGGTTAAGCTCAGATAAACCTTTTCACATTATGAGAGATCATAAAAATCATATATTTCCAATACAAGGAGGTTTATGGGGAGGTACTACAGGTATTATAACCAATCTAACTAGTATGATTACATCTTGGAATCAATATGATAGATATTCATGTGATCAATTTTTCTTAGCTAATAGGTTATACCCTTTAATAAAAGACAGAGCTATGGTGCATTGCACCTATATGGAAAAAAAGCCTTTTCCACTACACAAGCCTTTAGATCATCCAGATATGTTTGTAGGTCAAATTTTTGACGAAAACAATAAATTTTATTCAGAATGAAAATAGCAATATTAGTTCCATCAAGAGAAAGAATGAACAGACGTTTAACTATGTTGATGTCTATTTTAACTACTGTAAAAGATATAAACAATGTCAATATATATTTTGGAGTAGATGATGATGACCCTACTTTACCAATTATAACTAAAGTAGCCCAAGCTATTCCTTGCGTTAAAATTGTTAATATACCTAATGATAAAAAGTTTATTGGTTTGGGTAAAATGTGGAATTATTGCGCTAAAGCATCAACTGAAGAAATTATTTCAATGATCGGTGATGATATGGTTTTTGCTACCCCTAACTGGGATGAAATGTTAATAAATGAATTTAAAAATGCACCGGCAGATGGTATATATGGTATACATTGTAATGACGGATTTCATGGTGAAAAACTTGCAGTTAACTTTTTCTGTTTAAGAAAG